TGTTCCAACATCTGAGAACGTTGCGATTGGGTTAATTCTACCTTTATAAAGAATATCTCTATCGTCTTGTGTTAATTTTTTACGTGCCTTAATTCCGTTAACCAAACCTCTTGTGTAACCCGCTGATGCAAACCATGGGAAAGCAATATTATCAGTTAATGCCAAGTTTCTAACTACTTCCGCTGTCGGTGGTAGGTAGATTTGTGTATTATTAACAGTATCTCTTGTTAAAATCCATGGGTAATAAGTTGCAGTATAGTTAGAATCGATTCCCGTATCCTCAAGATTTTCAGTCGATTCTTGTGGATAGATGAAGTCACCTGTAAAGTTAGATGTTGTATTAACAAACATATTATAATCAGGTGTGGTACAAATGTAGATTGAGTCCGCTCTATCAGTTTCAATCATATCAATCGCTTCTTCAATTAAGTTTGAATTATTCACATAATCAACACCTGGTGTTGTAAACACATTAATATTTACTGATTCAGGATTAACGAATGTCCACTGACCCCATAAGTAAGCGTAGTAGTCAGTATTACCCCAATCTTGTCTATCGGGTCCTGTTATAGTTTTAAACGCTCCCCATCCTGTAGCACTTGGGAATCTTATTGATGTAGCGGCACCTTTTAAGTATCCACTATTACCTAATATAAATCTATCTCCATTAGTTCTATACTCTCTGTAAATGTCCCATCCATCAAATCCACCTGTTGGAATCAATGTGAATTTACGTGCGTTTAATCTATAGTATGGTGATGTATCTGATGGTTCACTATTAAATGAAGCGTCACCGACCTCGAAAGCGGTTTCCCCTGACGTTGTCCATTGACTTGAAATTGTGATGACAGTTGCACCTGAGTCCATGTGATATCCTTTAGTTAATACTGCCCATGGTGATGACTCAGTTGCAGTTGCTAAATCAGTAGGATTTTGTTTACCTTTGTAAGACGCAAAGTCCACGTCGATACCAACAGTGTTTGACACACCTAAGTACACTCTTCTTGGGTTATCACCTGAACTTCTTGTTACATTATCACCCCCCTGTGTTCCAAATGGAGGATTTGCGATAATTTCACCTGGTGTATCATATTTAGTCTTATAGATAAGATGTGGTGATTTATAATTTTTATATTGTCTTGTCTGATAACCTCTAAATCCACACGGTAATGCGTCGATAGGTGCTTCTTCATTAACCTCTAACATAATGAAACGGGACTTCAATTCAAAATCACCATTTGCAGTACCTATTTTTTTAGCCACATAACTATTAAGATTAGGGTCCATAGTACAATTTGTGAATTTTTCTAACACCACAGGACTTGAGTCAGTATCGTAGAAATCTCTTACAACAACATCAAAAGTTAAATTGTTAAATGAAATATTTGCTATAGATAATTTTATTTCTCTATTAGCCCCACTACCGTCAGATATTGATATAAATTTAAATAGATTAAACACCTCGTTACCTCTTAACTCAGAAACCACATATGGAGTAGACGGAGTTTGATATCTATCTAAGTACCAACCGATACCTGTATTATCTGTATCTGTTCTTGCTCCATTAAATGATAATAAGTCAGTATTTAAACCTCTGATTTTACCTTGTCTATAACCTGTGTTTAATAAGTTATAATACATTTCACCAACCATGAGAGGTACATCATTTCTATCTTTTCCAAAATTAGACTGACCTAACATCTTACTTAAGAAGTTAGGGTCACTTAAAGTTAACGAAGTATCAAAAGTGAAAGTTTCTGAATCACTTGTAATACCTGATATTTGGAAAGTCGCAAATGGATTATTGGTGATTCCTGAATAAGCACCTGTAGAATTAATAGTTACATCGGTTAAACCTGACACTTCATATACAGGACCATCGTCACTACTATATGTTGATAAACCTCTTGAACGTAATGTTGAGATTACCATGTTATGGTAATCAGTTATAACGGTACCTGAGTAAGTAGTGTCATACACAACAGCTTCACCTGTGTAAGTGTTACCTGACGTGTTTGTGAGACCTGTAACAATTAAACCGAAACCTACACCTGAGTAGTCTTCACTAGTAGAATTATAAGGGAATAATGCATAATACCAAGAATCATTCTGTGACGCTTCAAAATTTGCAGTATCTATAGTTAGACCATCAACATCAAAAATATTAGTACTACTTACCCAATTAGATGTACCTGTAATTGTGTCATAAGTGCCACCACTTACAGTTCCAAACATATAAGCAGTAGTACCTGAGTTTGTTGGGTCGACTATGTCTTTATAAAGACTTGTTTTAAAATCATCTTCTATTGTACTTACTCCTCCACTAAATGTTGTATAAGGTAAAGCAAAATAATCTTGTATATATGATGGTAAGTTTGAACCATCTACTACTGTTGATGTACTAGTACCTGACACTCCACTAAACGGAACAAGGAACGGACCTGCATTACCTGTACCGACTACAGTATCCTTTTTAACGTTACCTACTGTAGATATAGACCAAGCGGGTCCGGCATCATAACCTGACAAACCAAGTATACGAGTTACAAAAAGTTGATTTGATTGTTGTAAGTAAGCCTTAGCTATATATGCCGCTTCATACTTAGGAATTTGAGTATTTATAAATTTGGTTGGGTTTGTACCTCCAAAATATGAAGTGAACTCATCAAAGTTTGTAATAAAAATTGGTTCGAACGCAGGACCTGACTGAGTTTCACCAACAATACCTAATGTAGTTACACCAACACTTTGAGCTACAAAACTTAAATCTCTTTCTGATGTATATACACCTGGAGATACGAATACTTTGTCTGCCATATTAATTAGTTTTCTATTTTAATTTATTTATTTGATAAATATTATCTAAAAACCGAAAGGACAAATACATATAACGTATATTTATTTATTAGGCGCTATTTTTTCTACCTTTTTTCTGCCTTATTAAAAAAACCTATTTATGAAAATCAAAAACCTAAAAATTTCAGAAAAACACCATACATTATTAAAGAGTTACTGTAATAGGAAAGGACTTAAAATGTATAAGTTTATTGAAAAAATTATAGAGGATACCTGTAAAGATGTAACAGATATCTACGGGGAGTAATTAAGTACTATATGGAATGTGAGCGTTGGAACGTATTATAGACTCCTTAGAAGAATCAATTTTTACAACGTCTATTCTTATCGTATCGTTAGTATTAATTTCAATTGAAGATAAATCGTCTCCCATATAATTGTTGTTTATATATATCGAGTATTCGTCAACATTAATAGTGTCTAAAAATGTGAGGTCTATTTTATATGGATAGACTTCGGATAAAGTAGTGATACCAGTTAAAAATAAAATGTCTAAATCAAAATTTTGTGGATTAGGAGGTTGTTTTTTTGCTCTTCTTGATTTTGTATCCGTACCTACTTCATATAAAGTAAGAGCTCTTGTAATTGCAGGAATTACTTCAAACTCCTCTTCATCAATTAAAAATCCTAACATTGTAAAAGTGTAATTTTGGATATAGTATTTTCTTTTTTCAATATCTAATACAGATTCGTCTGAAATACTGTCCAAAATAATTGGTACATAATGTCCTTTTACAAAAGTATAAGCTTGTCGTGACGAAAATTTTTGTAGAACAAGTTTATTAAACTCGTTCAGATGCCTCATTTTAGTACAAAATATTTTTACGTTATATGTAATATCTACAGGTACAGGTTGTGGTATTTTATATATGTCCATACCTTTTCTCTGTCCATCCCACGTAGGAACTTTTGCATAATAGAATTGTTTTCTATTGGGAATAGTATATTGAAGTGATGGGTTTGAACCATATTTAACTTCGGGTTGTCTTACTGTGGCAATAAATGGCGGTTTTATATTCTTGTCTAAATCTTGAAATCTCCATGTTTCAGTAAACTGAGCCCAATTCTGAGTTGTAATAATTAAATCGACAGGATTTACAGTTTTACCATCCGCAACCATTTCTAAATCCTCTTTTACAAAATCTAACATTCCACGGTCTAAATCGGCATGTAAAACGCTCTTGGGTAAGTACGTACCATTTTCTTGAATATACTCAAGAAGCTGCTCCCTTCTTTCTAATAAAATTTTATCAGGAGTGATTTTTAAATCTTTTTTTATTTTTTTTGGAAACGCCATTAATCTACAATTTCATTAATATGGAATATTTTATTTTTTGTATTAATCATGTCGATTTCATTCGCATTATATATTGGTTCTTCACTGTCCTTTCTTACAAAAGAATCGTACTTATGTGGATTATAAGTTATTACTTTGTTATTTGTTTCTGGAGGCATGTTTTCACACGGCCATTGACAGTAATCAAGTAAAGTTCCGATAACAAAAGCATGAACATTTTTTCTCATCTCCTTTCTTACTCTTTCTCTACCTCCTTCTCTAACTCTAAACTCAACATCTTTTAATTTAACATAATCCGCGTATAATATAATTCTACCATCATACTGTACTGAAAATGTTTTTTTATGTAAATTATAGTAAACCATAACTTTAAGACCGATTGGGTTAGTTAAGTCTTCTTGCTCGACGACTAAACCCATACGAGATTTTATTGTATTTAGTTCTTTTATAAGTTTCTTTTTCATAATCCTCTAAATTCATTATCATTAACAGGTGACGCCACAATACTACGATAAAACGGTTTGTATCCACCATAAGTATGTTTATTATCACTAACAACCCTACCGTCATTAACAACTGAGTAATATCTTACTCTCGACTCAGTCTCGTAATACCCGATATAATCACCGTATTCTATTTCAATACCTAAATCATCTAAAGTGTCTTGATAGACACCAACCTTTAAATTACCTGGCTCCATTTGTGACATACTACTCTGACCGTAATTTTGGTTTTCGGGTTGCTCTACCTGAACATAACCCCTAAACTCAACAGGAGGATGGAATTTTATACCGTCTTCCACAGTTTCACCATATACATCATCAGTTTTAGTTTTTTGTCTATCTACCCTATAAAGAACGAGTCTAAAATTCATATCACCCTCGAGCCATTCACGACCCATAGCGATATCTAACTCGAAGTCTTCGGCACCAAAAAATTTTTCTAATCTTGTAATAGGTATCTTTCTTCTACTCATCATTGATAAATATTCAGTTATTTGTTATATTTAACTGTATTTACTTACTCATTGGAAAATAAAACTCTGAATAACTTACCTGAGGTTAGGGCTCTGCGTACTCTTGAGGATTACAGCGGATATAATAACTATATCCTAAATCTTCAATCAAAAATGAAAAAGTTTAATCATTTTAAATTAACGAGAGCTCAAGCGGACTATATATTAAAATTTCACGAAAGAACACCTAAGATTGCGAGAAGGTGGGTTGAGTTAGATAGTTATTTCGCCCAAAAATTAATGGATGATAAACTTCTAACTAAAAAACCTGAAAAAATCTATATAGAAAAACTTTTAGTAGAAAAAGAAAAATCGTTTCATATATGGGGAAAACTATTTGAGTCACAAGAACTATCAGACATATGGCTACCAAAGGTTGCATTACAAAAAAATAGACAAAGAGAGGTAAACATAGACTATGAAAAATATTCTCACAGACCACCACTATCTCACCAAAAAGAAGCTATAGAAAAACTAGTAGGTAATGACAAATATATCTTAGCGGATAATATGGGTCTTGGTAAGACAACGTCCACAGTAATAGCAAGTTTAGAAAGTGATATAGAAAAAGTTTTAATTATTTGTCCCGCATCTCTAAAGATTAATTGGCAAAGAGAAATAGAAAATTACACAGATAAAGAAATCTCAATTATAGAAGGTAAGAAATGGGAGCCGTCAGATTATACAATAATAAACTATGACATCCTTAAAAACTTTCACGACCCAAAACACCCCGATAAATCAGATATCCTTAACTATGGATTTGATTTAGTTGTTATGGATGAGGCACATTACATTCAAAACGTAAAAGCTGCAAGAACAAAAATTGCAAACAATATAGTAAAAAAAGTGGGAAGGGTATGGCTCCTTACGGGGACACCGATGACCTCTCGGCCAATGAATTATTATAATCTTTTAGATTTAGTAGATTCTCCCGTTGCAGATAATTGGATGGCTTATGCTATAAGATATTGTGCGGGGTACCAATTTAGTGTAGGAGCAAAAAAAGTATGGAATGTCTCAGGGTCATCCAATCTTGAAGAGCTGAGAGACCGAACAAAACCGCAGGTTTTGAGAAGGTTGAAGGAAGATATTTTAGATTTGCCCGAAAAAATTATTACTCCTGTTTATCTAAAGTTAAAATCTAAAGAGTATGAAAAATTAATGGGGGAATATTATGATTGGTATAATTCGTCGGAGGAGTCCACTTCACTTACAATACAGTTTTCTAAACTTATGAAAGTTCGACAAGTAATCGCAGAAAGTAAAATAAAAAACACAATAGAAGTCGCTCAAAACATTATAGACCAAGGAAAAAAAGTAATAATTTTTACCAATTTTACAGACACTTTAAATAAAATAACTGAACATTTTGGTAAATCTGCAGTTAAGCTTGATGGTAAAATGTCTAAACCACAAAGACAACATTCGGTAGACGAATTTCAAAACAATGAAAAAATTACAGTGTTTGTGGGTAATTTAAAAGCTGCAGGTGTGGGTATAACATTAACATCCGCTGAGGCGGTAATTATGAACGATTTATCTTTTGTTCCGTCAGACCACTCACAAGCAGAAGACAGAGCGTATAGATATGGACAAAAATTTTCAGTATCGGTTTATTACCCTATTTTTGAAAATACCATTGAGGGTATTATATATAACATACTCAACAAAAAGAAAAATATTTTTGAGACCGTTATGGGTGATAATGAAGGAAAGGGTGATGTTATGGAGGAAATACTGAGTATGATTTCTCAAAAAAGGTGAATTATTCTATGTTCCGCGTTATTTATAGATAAAATAAATCATGGGAACTAGTACAAAATTACAAAAGATATTAGATTTAGAAAACCGTATAATTACCGAAAAAATAGGTAATAAGTTACCCAAACAAATATTACAAGAAATGAAAAAAATAGGAATCGAAAGATTACCCTATTCTTATTCAGCCGTAGAACGTTTTATAGATAAAGAAACTATGAATGTTCATTACAACAAACACTACAAAGGTTATGTTGAAAAACTTAACAAAGCAATTAAAAATAAGAAGGGTAAAGATAAGAGTTTAGAAGAAATAATCAAAACGATATCTCGTTTTGATAGAGGGATAAAAGATAACGCGGGAGGTGCTTTTAACCACGCTCTGTTTTGGAAAATGTTAAGTCCAAAAAAACAAAGATGTTCAGGAGACATATACGAAAAAATTATTAAAGAGTTTAAAACATTTAACAACTTTAAAACCCAATTTGAGTCTGTCGCGCAAAAAAGGTTTGGTTCAGGATGGGTATGGTTAGTTTTAACCAAAAACGATAGACTTAAAATCATGTCAACAGCCAATCAAGATAATCCATTAATGAATACTGTAAGAGGTGGTGGATTCCCTTTATTAGGATTAGATTTATGGGAACATTCTTATTACTTAAAGTATAGAAATAAAAAAGACGATTACATTAAAAATTTCTGGTCTGTGGTAAATTGGTCTTTTGTAAATGAATTATTACAGAGTCAAAATAAAGAAAGTTTAAATGAATCAATCAAACCGAAAGAACTACTGATTGAAAGTGAAAGTACGGGATGTTCATCAAGACAAGTAAGAGATACTATTGATTTATTTAATCGTAATCCAAGGATTAAGTGGTCATACCGAAAAGCAATCGACGAAATATTCAAAGAGATTTTTAAAGACTACTGGAGGGAAAAACAGGGTGACCAACTATCAGGAATATATGATTTTGAATATCAAGGAGTAAAAGAACCTGGTCGTTCAGTATTAAATAAAATTAATACGAATGCGTCGACCTTTTGTATTTTACAAAACGATATGAATAAGGTACTCAAGTATTCTGGTTTTACCCCAATAAACTTTAAGAATAAAAATGAGGCGCAACAAATTCAAGAAGTATATCGATTTATAAGATATATAAGACAATTTAAAGATAGGTTGTTTGCTCACGCATCTAAGACATTTACAAACATGTATCAAACCGTTGACCGAAGAAATCGACAGGGTGATAAAACAGAACAAAGCTCTGTAAAAAAATTACAAAAGATTTTTGGTGACGGAAACGTAAAACAAGTCGGTGAGTTAGGAAGTGTTGAGGATGCTATAGGAGGTGTAGATGCGGTTGTTAGAACTAAAGATGGTGATAAGACCGCACAAATAAAACCATTTAAGTATTATAAAGAATCTGACGGAAAAATAACTATGGTCGGTACAGGTGTCATAAAACAATATGATACCGATTTAATGATTTTTCATCACGATAAAAAAGGTGTAATGGTATTTGATAATTCAGATACTGAGATTGTTAACGGTCAATATGTGTTCGACAGGTCAAAACTATACGATAAAAGAGGAATTGTGTAACCATAGATATTTATAAAAAAAGAACTCAATGTCTGTAATAACTGAACCACAAAGAAGTAAACTATTTACAAGAATAAAACATCTGTTAGGCGCACCCATAAGAGGGGTTGAAATAACAGATGAAATGATGGATTCTCTTTTAGAATTATCGATTCAAGATTATGCTCAATACGTTAACGATTGGTTAATAGAGGCTCAATGGACTTCTCTTTACGGTCTTAACTTAGACGAACAATCTTTAACTAGAGCATTTATTACAAGAAGTTTAGATTGGGAAACTCAGTACACATACGCGTATTCTAAAATTGTAGGATTACAAGCGGGAGGAGACTCCGTACTAAAAAAAGATTACATAGACCTAGTAAAAGGACAACAGATATATGAAATCCCAAAAGGGAGAGAATTAAATGAATTATTATGGTTTACACGTTCTGAGTTAGACGCGGCATATTTTGACCCATTTATGGGTGGATTTGGTGGTTTTGGGGGGATTGGTTTAGGAGGTGCCGCAGGTTTTTCACAAATGGGCACTATGGGTAACTATTTTATAACTCCCGCCTTTGATATCTTACTAAGAATGCAAGACATTAATATTAAGAGAAGAATTATCTCAGGTGAATTAACTTATAGAGTCACCGCCCTTCCTGATGGTAAAAAAGCAGTACACTTAATGAATGTTCCTGGAGGTAAATTTGATTTCGGAAATATTCAGAATAATCAATATAAAGTTTGGTATTGGTATTATGAAACAGATGATAGAGAGTCATGTTTAGCTGAAAATCCAGATATTGTTAAGTTACCATCAGATATACCTATAGATGAAATGTTATGGGACGAGTTGAATAATCCTGCACAAACGTGGGTTAGGAGATGGTTTACATCATATGTAAAAGAATCATTAGGTAGAGTTAGAGGTAAATACCAGGGTAATCTAAAGACACCCGACTCAGAAATTCAATTAGAATATGACTCATTATTAACTGAGGCTAAAGATGAAAAATCTAAATTAGTCGAGGAGTTAACACAGAGGTTAGAAAGACTACGACCAGACAAAATGATGGAAAGACAAGCTAGTGAGGCGGAAAATCTAAATAAATCTTTACAATACAGGGCATTCCCAAGACAATTTTATTCAATATAAAATGGCTATTTTTAAATCTACACCGGTAACAAAAATAATTAATGGTCTTACCATTAAAACTTCAGAAGCGACTTTATTAAGTAATTCAGTTTATAAAACAAATGGTGAAAGTGCAATTATTGTTAAAGACTTAAAAGCATGTAGAATTGAATTAGATTCTACAACTACAGAGAATGTAACAATAAAAGCACTTTGTGAAGTATTGGTGGTTGCGGACTACTCTATTGATGATGAATATGATGAAATACAACTTAATTCAGGCGCGTCTGTAGAGTTAAGATTTTTAAGAGATGGGTGGTATATTATGTCATCTGATGGGTTAAAGAACTCATAATACTCTTGTTTTTATTTACATAATCGTTATTAACTAATTCAATAGTATTATCTACGTACATGTAAAATGGGTCTATCCCCACAGAGTTCCAAAAAACTTGCTCAGTATCAGAAAGAGTTAAAACCTCATCAAGAGTGTCTTGGTCACCGTCCTTTCTTGGATATCCTCTAACTAATTCTGTTTGTGATTTAGTAAATAAGGGTCTATCTTCAGGGTTTTCCACAAGTATCTCATCTCTAATCTCAGGAGAAAACACAACCAACAAAGGTTCGATACGTTTGTTAAACGCCGTTATATAACGGGGGACATTATATTCCCCCAACTTATCGGGTGTTTGTTCAATATCCTTTTCATCTACGTGATAACAATTAATCACAACCTCATCCTTTTTCTTTTGTACGTCACCATGTGACTTACGAGTACCATTATTTACATAATATATTGTATCACCCAAACCCACATTAAGGTTATTTGCTAAAGCTAACTCCATATGTGCTTGACGAGACATAAATGAACCCGATTTAGTTCTTTTTCTAATATGAACTTTGTATTCGTCTAATGATTGTTTTACACGAGCCTTATTTGCAATTTTTGCAATAGGAATCTCCTTATTGTATAGTTTACCGACATAATCATAGTAAGAATCCAAAAACTCTTGACCCTTACCGTCCAACAACATACTTAGTCCTGAATCCAAAAACTCTGCAACATATGTCTGTAATTTCTTAGACTTAATCGTATTACCTGTTAGTTTTACTTTCCCTTTATCCGTAAGGAGAGCATAGTTCTTACGAGCCACATTAATGGTTGCGGGCCATTGTCCGTCAGTATCAAGACCCATTTCATTTCTCATAAACAAATCGTTATACTCTGCAACATCGGCTTCAGAACCTCGGTATTCCTTACCTTCTTCTACAAGACCGTTTAAACCTTTTCCAATATATGTATGTGAATCACGACCTTCGGGTACTGAGAAGTTCACACCGTCAGTATCCATAACAAGAGGTTCATAACCTCGCTTCATAAACCACATAATCATCTG